GGAAAGACAACCCTTTACGGGCAGATGGCGATCAACTGCGCAGTTCGTGAGAAAAAGCCAGCGCTGATGTTCAGCCTCGAAATGCCGGGCGACCAAATCCTCGAAAAACTGGTTGGTCAGAAGTCTGGAGTTAACCCGAGCATTTTTTACATGCCAGCCACGGATGACGCCGATGACCAGTACCAGGGCGATTACGACGGCGACTTTAAGAAGGCGATCGCCACCGCCGGGCGATTGAGTGAAATCGACATGCTGTACATCGACGATACTCCTGGCCTGTCACTGGCGCACATCGTTAGCGAAAGCCGCCGAATCAAGCGCGATAAGGGCTGCGTAGGAATGATTCTGGTTGACTACCTGACTCTGATGACCGCCGAAAAAGCCGACCGTAATGACCTGGCCTACGGGATGATCACCAAAGGTCTGAAGAACCTCGCCAAAGAGCTTGGCTGCGTCGTCGTGCTGCTGACCCAGCTCAACCGCGAACTGGAGAAGCGAGTGAATAAACGCCCGTTACCGAGCGATTCCCGCGACACAGGACAGATTGAGCAGGACTGCGACTACTGGGTTGGCATCCACCGGGAAGGTGCTTTCGATGACAGCGTGCCACCTGGAGAAACCGAGTTAATCCTGCGACTCAACCGCCACGGCAGTACCGGTACGGTTTATTGCAATCAGCTCAACGGTGCAATTTACGACACAGACCAGCATGCCGCCGCCGCAGAACGCCGCGGTCGTGAGCAGCAGCCGAAAAAGAAAGGGGGCTTCTGATGACCATAACAATCCGTGAGCAGGTGCTGGCAGCCCTGCGCAACAACCCAGGACTGAACAACGCCAAACTGGCAGCGCTTATCGGCATGGACACCAAAAAGATATCCGGGACGGTGAGCACGCTGCTGGCCGACGGCCTGATTTCCTGCGAAGGCAAATACGGCCAGCGCCTGTACAGCCTGACCAGTTACGGCATGCGCTTCGCCCCTGACACGATACCGGGCATGAAGCAGGGCAAGTCGAAGTTAATTCAGCGGACGGAAACAAACGTGATCTGCCAGGAATGCCGAAACAGTCCGGCGATGAGAAGGGTATTGATGGTTTGGGGGAGGGTAGGGGTATGAGCAACATCGACAAACGCGCACAGAAGGAACTCTATGCGAAAGTTGAGCGGCAGGCTCATTCGCTTCGCGGGAATCCTCGCGAATACCAGGCAGTAACTGGCTTGTGTCCGGTAAACGTTATCGAAATGCACGCACAGAAAATTCAGGCGCTGCTGGATGAGCTGGAAGCCAAAGACCAGAGGATTGCTGAGCTATCACACCATCTTCAAAGCGCGCACGCCTTTGTCGAGCATACAGAAGCGTTTGGTCACGCTGCATCAAACGGGATTCTGTGCTGTGGTGATGCGCAGTGGAATATTGATGCGTCTAAGTCGGTGCTGGCCGCAGCCGGTAAAGGAGAGGTATCATGATTACCTTCACCAAAGAACAGCTTATCGCTTCTGCGCACGCCCGCATTGAGTTTGCTGAGATGATGCTGGCCGGAGAGTTAGAGCCCCTCAAAGAACGCACATGGTCAATTGAGCTGGAGCTGGCGCGTATCGCGCTGGCATCGCTCGAAGCGGAGGCTGTGTGCGTCATCGACCAGTCCAATCTTGATTATCTAAAATCGGGCTCTGATGCCGATGTATGGCCAACTTCCAGAACAGAGATGGGTGATGTGTTTCTGTATCGCGCTGCCCCTACAGCGCCGGTATCTGTGCCTGATGACAGCGCCATCACTCAGCATTTCGACACGATTGCGCTTGAAACAGCCAGAGAAATCATGTGCGACGTTAACAGACGTCACGAATTTCTTGGTGGTGAAGTGCAGTTGCTATCTCGCATTCAGTGCCGAATTGATGATGCCTGCCGCGCCGCCATGCTTCAGGGTGCCGATGAAAAACCTGAGCTTACTGTCTGGTATGGCTCAATGCCTGAGAGCAATGGTAAGGCTAACTGGACAGCAATTCTTCATCGCAAAGGCGAAGGCCCCTGCATGGATGGGTTCACCATTGACCGTTCTGAATACCCAGGCCGCGTACTCTATGCCGCAGATCGCGTCCGTTACCTCATTGGTGAGAAAAGTGAGCGCCCAAGCATTTTGGATTATGACGCTGACGCGCACAGCGGATATGTGAAACCTGGCAACTCTCCGGTGATTCCGGATGGTTGGGTGATGGTGCCGGTTGAGCCGACAGAAGACATGATCGTCAATGGGTTCGAGTCAGAGCCAGATGAGAGCTTTAGCGATGCGGAGGTCTGGGAAGCATACGACGCCATGAGTGGATGCCAACAGGCGGCGCACCGGGCAAAGCTGTGCTGGTCGGCGATGATTTCGGCAGCGCCAAAGCCAGATGTACGGTAAATCCTATCAATAACCACGGCGTGTTCGAATAACGCCGTCAAACAATATTATGCTATTGAAATAAAACGAGTATTTTGTAAATTAGCTTTCCCTCGGGATTTGAATTGATACCATCATAGTGCAGTTAAATTCAAACCGGAGGGTGTTATGGTCTGTCCTGATTGCGGTTCAATCGCTATCGGAAAAGAGGTTACACGCAGAGGATGGAGTGGAGATTACGTTTGCCTTCAATGTGGATGCAGCAATGCAAAATATGCGTTTGAAAGTGAGGATAAATCGAAGGATAAAGCGCCAATATGGAAGTTAAAAAAGAAAGCTTCACCCATTTGATTTTGTAAAATCAACCAGCCATAATCATGTCATCGGAGCCTGAACAACTCCGGTGACTTCTGCGCATTTAAGGGGACTTAAATGCGACCACAATCTGAACTCCTCACATTGTCACAGATGCAGAAATGCACCTGCGATTTTCTGCATTCTGCGGTTTCCGTTAAGGGGGCCGTATGATTCTCCCCAAAGACGGCATCAAACTACACCGTGGAAACCTTGGTGCTATCACTCAGCATCTGAAGCCTCTCCTCGAAAGTGGCAAGTGCTTCCGCCTGCAACTCAAAGACTGGCAAGAGAAGAGAAGCCTTTCTCAAAATAGTTTGAGCCATGTCTGGTACAAGGAAATCAGCGATTACCTGATCAAGTCAGGGCGCACTGACGCCACGCCAGCGTGGGTAAAGCGCAACCTCAAAAAAACCTATCTCGGTTATGAAGAGGTGGAGTACACCGATTTCGTCACCGGAATTAAGACGATTGAGTTAGAACTCCGCCACACGTCCGATCTGGACACTGGCGACATGCACCATTTCATGTGCCAGGTGGAAGGTTGGTGCGCTCAGTTTGGCCTGGTGCTCACCATCCCTCAAAGCAGCGAGTTTCAGGTGCTGCGCGATAAGCAGGAGGCATGATGTCTACTCCACTTTCCCGCGTCATCACCAATGAAATCTTCCGCGTTCCGGCGCGCCGCCAGCGCAAGCCCGCGGTTAAGCCGTCCGATATCCCGACTTTCAAGGACTATACCGCCCGCCTGATGGATCAGAAATGGCTGCGTCTCGCGGCGAGGAGAAAATCATCATGAGCATGTATCAACGCATTAATGGCGCTGACTGGCGCAATATCTTCATCGTCGGGGATCTGCATGGGTGCTACACGCTGCTGATGAAGGAGCTCGAAAAAGTTTCGTTCAACCCGGCGCGTGATTTGCTGATCTCGGTTGGTGACCTTGTTGACCGCGGCGCGGAAAACGTCGAGTGCCTGGAACTGATTACTATGCCTTGGTTCCAGTCTGTTCGTGGCAACCATGAGCAGATGATGATTGATGGGCTGTCGGAGTATGGAAACGTCAATCACTGGCTGGTGAATGGTGGCGGTTGGTTCTTCAATCTCGACTATGACAAAGATGTGCTAGCGAAGGCTCTGGTTCACAAAGCAGCTGAGTTACCACTCATCATCGAGTTGGTTACCTCCGATCGAAAAATAGTCATCTGTCACGCTGACTACCCTCATAATGAATATGCGTTCGACAAGCCTGTCCCGAAAGACATGGTCATCTGGAATCGTGAGCGGGTTAGCGACGCTCAGGACGGCATTGTATCGCCGATAGCCGGTGCTGATCTGTTTATCTTCGGCCACACCCCAGCTCGCCAGCCACTGAAGTATGCAAACCAGATGTACATCGACACCGGTGCCGTGTTCTGCGGAAACCTCACGCTGGTACAGGTCCAAGGTGGTAACCATGCGTAAACCATCCCGCCGTAAGTGCAAAGTGTGCGGTGAATACTTCGTGCCGAAATTCCACGACATCCGGATCCGCTGGTGCAGCCCGGAGCACGGCGCAATCCTCGCTATGGAAGAGCGCGAAAAGGAGAAGGTGAAAGCCGCGGCGAAGCGCATTAAGGAGCGCAAAGAGAAAGAGCGCGCGGAGCGCCGGGACCTGAAAGCGAGAAAGGTGGTGCTAAAAACGAAACCTCAGTGGAGAGCTGAAGCGCAAGCGGCTTTCAACCGGTACGTCCGTCTCAGGGATGCCGGTAAGCCATGCATCAGCTGCGGCAGGATGCCAGAGCAGAAGTTTGGCGGGACTATGGACTGCGGCCACTACCGCACCCGCGGCGCAGCAGCGCACCTGGCTTTCAACCTTCACAATACCGCTGCCCAGTGTGTCTATTGCAACCGGGATCGGGACGGCGCGCAAAAGGCATTTGAACAGGGCCTTATTGAGCGCATCGGTGCCGAAAAAGTCGACGCGATAAACAACGATAACTCTGTCCGCCGGTTCGACATCCCATACCTGCAGCGCATCAAATCCATTTTCACACGCAAAGCCCGCGCGCTGGAAAAACGCCGGGCCCGCCGACAGGAGGCCGCATGAACCATACCGACTTCCTCCGGTACCAGGCAGAAAGCGTTAAGCGCGCCAGCATGCCACCAGTAGCAAAGCACAGCCAGACCAAAACAAATCAGCCACAGAAGGAAGCCGCATGAACAGTCAGCAACTGGAATACGTACGTCAGCAGCTCATTGTGGCGACCGCAGATCTGAGCGGGGCGACGAAAGGGCAGTTGGTAGCTTTCGCCGAGAACGCGCAATTCACCGCGACAGCGCGCAGCCGGGGGCGTAAGAAAATCACTGACCCGGTCACCGGCCGTAAAGTTAACCCGGACGGCCAGGCTATGAGCGGCCGCCAGTCTCGCGCCAAGGGATCATCCATCGCGCTGGTGGGTCCGGTTGAGTTCGTGACAGCGTCGTGGCGCCGCGCTGTGCTTTCGCTGGAAGAGCACCAGAAAGCGTGGTTGCTGTGGAACTACAGCGAGAATATCCGCTTCGAGTACCAAGTGGCGATTACCCAGTGGGCCTGGTCCGAATTCACGGAGCTTCTCGGCGCGAAGAAGGTGGCCGGTAAGACGATGGAGCGCCTGAAGAAACTTATCTGGCTGGCGGCGCAGGACGTCAAGGCGGAGCTGGCAGGGCGTGAGACGTACGAATATCAGGCGCTGGCAGAACTGGCGGGCGTTGCGAAATCCACCTGGACAGAAACCTATCTGCCTCACTGGCTGGCGATGCGTAACAGCTTTAAGCGGCTCGATAGCGGTGCGCTTATCTCCGTAACGCGATCACGTTCACAACAAAAGGCGACAAATTTAGATGTAAGTCTTGCAAAACCGAACTGAAACGCATATATTTCATGTAAATCTGATATCGTCGCCATAGCTTCGTAGGTCGACAAAGAATTAACAGCCTCGACATCGTGCGGGGCTTTATTTTACATCCGAGAATTTTGCCCAAAGGTATGCCTTGAGGCGAGCGTTTCGGGTTGGGTGCGCCAAAGGAGCCATCGTAGGCCAGACCTCTTTGAGGGCGGCAGTATCGTGAGAACTGCAAACCGATGACCGCCGGGAAAGTCCGGCATCAGAAAGAATGACAGAGCCCGAGGTTAATGCCTTGGGCTTTTTTATTTGCGGTACGCCGCACACAGAACCCACTACCTGGGACCCTTCGGCCAGAGAGCCGACATTGCCTTACCCTCATCTTCCCGGCCTGTCGCCAGGTTTATTATTCAGGCCGCAGACAATCAATTCCAGATGCCACGTAGCTATCGTGTCTGACGGCCTTTTCCCAACTACCACACAGCACCCCGGACCCGGAGGTGTGGAATGCAACGTATGAACCCAACAAATGGACACGATCTGCCGTACTGGTGGTCGGCGGCCTTGGGTCTGTTCTCTTTGCTTAGCCTACAGGATTACGTTTTTATTATCGGCGCGCTGGTATCGGCGTTCTTCACGATAAAAACCTATTACGCAAAACGGAAAGAAGAGCGTGAGCGTATGGCTGAGGAAAGGAAACGAACCCAGCTGCTGGAAA